TAGGGCCAAGAGGAGTGTCGTCTTTTTCAGCCAACAAAGCTAAAGCAAGACCACTGTTGCGGTCGCCAGGTGCTTCACCACGGCTGGTTTGGTGTGTGTGAAAGATATCGTCAAGCTCTGCTTCTAGAAACTGCGCTTCGTTACTAATCCAACGTGGTACTTCAGGAGCGGTTTGCCAATGCGGCTCACCAATTTCACTGTTGTATTCAAGAACGTCAGCAGGGTCAATAGTGAGAGAATCAGCATCATCTACTGATCCGCTTGGTACCATCATGCGGGCGTTGGCTGCTTTGCGCATGTGCTCAAGAATGGTTGAACGAGCACGGTTGTAAGCGTATTGAACGTCTCGCGCAGGGGTGAGGAGCGTGTGTCCTACCCAGCTGTTAGGAATCTTGTTTTGTCTAAAAACAGAAATATTGAGGTGCTTGAACGGAAATGGCCATTCTTCTTCAAGAAGTACAACTTCACCGTTAACTACGTGGACCACGCATCCAGGCCCACGGTTCGTTGGCCGCTCATAGTAAATGTAGACAAGCGTCGTTTTAGGAGGATCGCCCCCAGGCCGATTGCGCAGGAGGCTGCGGTGACGAGCAGAAAGCATAGCTTCAGAATCAGCTTTTGGTATTTCCTCAAGGTTATATCTTTCTTGAACTTGTTCCGGTGGAAGACTTGTGCAGCGAATCCACCATCGGGCGTCAGTAGCGTTCAAAGAACCGGGCTCAAGGGTAAATTCGTTGATGCCTACTGGTGTCAGTCTAATACCACCAAGAGGTACTGAAATCTGTGAGATAGCATCAAGAAGGTAATCTTCGCCCTTGTCAGGGTCCCAGTCAACACAAATAGCCGCGCTGCCACCAAACAGGGTTTGCAGCAAACACATTTCACGTACGTCTTCCCAGTTGTTGTGACGCTGTTCACCAATAAGAAGTTGTTCCTGTAGGCGTTGGCGACGCATTGAGCTGTCGTCCATTCCTCCTGGTTGTACTTCCCACAAAAGCTCCGAACGGGTCAAACGAGCAAGTAATGATCGTGTGCGAGGACCGTATTTGTCTACGGTAATGCGAGATCCTTTTTCTGCTTCGTTGGCATATGAAAGCTCTTGAACGCTATTGCGTGAACTGTCCCACCAAATCCACTGGTGAGATACGTAATAAGACGCATTCATCCAATAGTCGCGTCGTTCTTTTACAAGATACCGGTCAGCATCCTGCCACATATCAACAATTTTAGCTGCTGTTGGTGGAGACCAAGGCTTCATGGAGATACGCCTTCAGACGGTGTACGCCAAACGGTGTATTCGTCGTTGTCGGATTCACGCTTCTTAACAACAGCTGGGCGTTCAGCACGGACCATGGCAGTAAAATCGCCTGTGTGTCGTGATATTGCCATTTGTGTTAATCTCCGGTTTTCGCGAACGAACCATACGGTAACGCCCATATTACCAAGCGCAACAATTGCTAACCATATCATATTTTGGGTTCTTTCGGAGCAGCAACCTTAAATGGTTTAGCTGGTGGTTCTGTTGACGGAACAACAGGGATTGTTTTAACAACCCGTAAAGCCGACTCAAGTTCCTCAATACGGGCGGTAAGGGCCACGTTATTGGTTGCAATCTGTTCCTGTACTGCTTCTAGTCCGCCGCGCGTACCTGCAATACTTAACTCAAGATTACGGTCCGGAAGCACCATACGGGCTAATTCCACTGCACAATCAGCACAAATGTAGAAACGTGTCATTGCTGACGGGTTTGGATCATCTGGGTTGTTTGGGTAATCCAAATCAATACCGGTATCAATAGTGGGAAGATTAACGCTTCGGCACATCCAGCAGCAGCCGGGGCTAAATAAATAGTGTTGCACAACAAGCATTAGTGCTTCCATCCTTGGTTTGGTTTACGTCTACCCATTTTGTCTAACTTCTCCATGTATCGTTGGACTCGTCCATCTGCACCTTCAGCATACTTCTTAGATGCGCGTTTATGGACCTCGTACGGCCTACATCCTAACAAATAGCGCAAAGCGTCTACGGCGTGGTCTTCGTCTCGTGTTTCAAGATCTTCAGGGTTAGAGTGAGAATGCCGCATCAAAGGCAACGTTCTAATCAAGTTGTGGCAGTTATCAAAGATCTTGAGTCGGATTACTTTGTCTACTGGGGATGGGGCCATATATCGTCGTACGTTCTGCCAGCCGCCAATACGGGCGTTTTTGGCTCGCGTCATAATTACACCATTGCTTTGATATTGTCCAGCCACTGTGGTACCTGTTCCAGCTACGTTGCTGAACATTGAAGGGTCGCCTACGGTCATTGATATTGATTCCACCTTTCCAGCTTGGTCAACTGAGAGTGACTTGATGAGACGGGCTTGGTCTGCTGCAGTGAGATTTTTAGCGTATGCCTCCCGATATATATACATAGTCCCGTCTGACGGGTCAAGCGCACCCCATAAACAGCAGAAAGGGTTTGCTGTTCCGAAGTCGATACCCCTATATTTTTGCCAGGTTTCCGGAATCGGGAAGGAGGGTGTGACGTGAATGTTACGTTGAAACTCGACGAAATACTGTCCCGTAAACGTGTCCCAATCCCCCATGAGCTTTTGACGTCTTTCGGTTTCCGGAAGCATCGAAAGATGTTTTTTATAATTTGGGTCAATGTATGGGTTATCAACCACGGTTGAAGGCACAAAAGCAATAACAAGATGCTTAGATCTGTCATGCTCAATTTCGAGGTTTTTAAGGTCTTCAAGGTTTTCCGGTATCTCTACTGTGTTAACAATCGGCGGGTCTTCAAATCCTTCAGATACGTCATACACAATAATGTACTTGCCGTACTGTGTAGGCGTAACCAGCATTTGATATAGAAACGTGTGTCCCCGGTCACCAGGGTTGGTAGCAAACATAACATGGGTTCTAACGCCGGATGCAGCCATCTTTTTGCTTGTACGCAAACGACCAGAGATCATAAGCATTTGATAAGGAGTGAACTGTGTTGCCTCGTCAAAACCTACAAAGTCGTACTCAGCAGACATGAACTGCCCTACATCTTCGTCCCTAGCACAATATCCGTATTCAATAATACTTCCATTGTCGTACCACCAGCCTTTAACGTTGTCAATGCTGCGAAGGACTGCTTTAGCAAGAATCTGCGCGTAGCGGACCTGTGTGCGGATAATAAGACTTCGACGTAGTTCCGGTAGGGCGGTACGGATAAGCAGGGCCCTGTGGCCCGGAAACACCATGCTGAGGTGATGTGCGTGGTAGGCAAGAAGTTCTGATTTACCACCACCGGCTGCACCGCCGTACAATAACCAGTCAACCTTTGTCAAAAGAATGTTTGCCCGCATTTGGCGTTCATTACCTTGCAATGTCCAAGCGGTTAGGTCTTCTTCTAGTAGTTTAAGGTATTCGTCCTGTTCGCGGACTGTAAGGAGAGAAAACTCGTCATCTGTAAGCAGAAGCGACTTATCAACGTCCTGACTCACAAGTCTCCAGCAACAGCCCTCAAGCCACCTTCAACACGGCGTTTAGCTTCCAAACGGAGCTCATCCAGTCTACTTTGACGTGTTTCCGGCGTATCGTTCTGTGTACCGGAAATAGTGGTTGCTTGGTTCATTTCAAGACGAAGGATGTCGTGCCAGATCTTAGCGATCTTGGTAGCTTCTTCAGCTGTTTTAATTTCCCATTCCCCACCAAGAACACGCAATGCGTTGTCAGCCATGATGGCAATAGCCATTTGAGGTAGGTCTTCACGAGGAACACTCTGCGCAAGCTTAGATAAACCCAGCTTTTTTAGTTGTTCTTGAGCTGTAATGATTTCTTTGCTGTAACCGGAACGGACATGCTTTTCACGTTTCCTGTTTTCTTCACGAGAAACAGTGGCTTTTCGAGCGTTCTCGGCTGCAGTCTCAGGAGTAAAAGCATATGGCAGAATATTAGAGATTCTTTTTTGTCTTAGTTCTTCGTCTGAAAGCTCTGCCATGATTGTTCCTACTTGATCGATTGCTGGTAGATGTTTTTCCAGATCTGCATAGACAGCTCAGAAACACCCTGAATAGCGGCGTGTTCTTCTGGAGTTATAGTTCCAGCGTCATACGCCATTTTTCCTAAGTTCATAACATATGAACACCCCATAAATATAGCTGATGCAATATGTTCAGGCAATGGGTCTGGCCAACCGGCCATAATAATACCGGCAAGGGCTTGCGCGGAGATCGTTGAATCAGGCGATGCAATAGTAGAACTCAGCAAGAGTTTTGTTTGCTTGGGTGTTTTGTATTGTGTTTCCATTTTAGATACCATTAATCTCTGATATTTCAGGCTGGAATGGGACTCCCAGCTTGATTGCCAATGACTCAATCTCAGGCCACAGGAAGTTGAAAGCGGAGATAACAACATCTCCGGTTGATTGCCAACGCTCGTTGTAGACTGCTTCAAGTTCGTCGTCTGTAAGCTCGTCGTCTGCGTAATCTTCAAGTTCGAGCCATTCGATTGCTTTGTTGCCGGCTTCAACTGATCGAGCGAGAAAGTCTTCCCAGACGAGCTGCTTGTGTTTGGTTTCGTCGTCAAACGGCTCTGACGAATAGTTTCCCTCTGCCATGGTGATAATCCTCCGTACATGCCTGCAGTATCCTCTACTGCAGGGAAAGTTAATGCGTATTCTAAACAGTCTACCTTCACAGGGCAGGAATTACATATTTCTCTTGCGTGAGCAAAAAAATCTTTTCCTTGGGGTTCTGAAGGAAACCACGTGCTTGTGTTTAGCCCTTTACAGCTGGCATCCTTGAACCAGCTAAAACGGTTCTTCATCCAGCAATGTCGATTGTGGAGCAGGTTCACTACTCTTGCTAAACATCGGACGGTCTGTAGATGGGAGATCAAACCTGATACTCTGCCCACAATCGTCTACGAGGACTTCCATTTGGGATTTCTTTTCCCCGGTTTTGGTCTTGTACTCGTCAACCTTGTACCGGCCAGTGACAATCACCCGGTTACCTTTGCTAAATAGCGAAGCGATGTTTTCAGCCATTTGACCCCACGCAATGCAGCGGTGCCAGGTTGTTTCTGTTTCTTCGCCTACTTTTCGCGTATCAGCAATGCTGAACTTGACTTTGGCTTTGCCACTGGGAATGTATTGAAGTTCCGGGTCTTGACCCAGGTTGCCGATAATGGTGATGTTGTTCATTGGTCCTCGTTTGTTGTTTTTAGTTTAGTCTTCTTAGATGCGGATTTTGGGGGTTCCCAGTATCTTTCGCCCCAGAAATATGACGGGTGGTACCCAAGATTGATACAAAGACGGTCAGCTGCATAGAAACGTATGCCACCTTGTTCTTTCCATCCTTTTACGACATCTCGCGTAACACCTATGTTTCTGGCAAATTCAGTATCGTTTTGCTCCGGTTGACGCATAATGCGCTCAAAATCCTCTAAAGGCAGCCGATTCTGTTCTCTACTCACGCGACCACCCTAAATTGCTAGCTCGCCAGTTTGTAGGTGAATCGTTGCTTTCGATAGCTAAACGGTGGATGTGATCGTCGTACATGCGAACAACATGGATACAGGGGTCTCCGCCTTCGCAGAACTCCTCGTCTTCATCCATAGACATAGGCAGCCCGTCGTGTACGTAACAGACAGGTGGGCCGCAATAACCCATTTCCCAGCCGTATTGAAGCCAGGACTCGTGATCCATGGGCGCGGAGAGAATCATGTTCACCACACACCCTTTTCTGGGTCTTTGTCTTTAGGTGGAGTGACCGGAGTTGATCCGTCCCAACGCTCGATGTTTTCTTCTTTCATACTGACTCCTTTTTAGCCGTAAGTGGTATTGTGAATCGTACAGGACAATTGCCGGCTTGTCAACTATTTTTTAGAAATCTGTAAAGGGTGGAGGTTTTTTTTGAAAGAAATCTTTAAAGTCTGTTTTAAACTTATTTACCGAGTCTGTTATTTTTTGCTTTGGAACAATACCAACACCGTTACGTTGTAAAGCTTTTTTAAGAGCTTCTTCAAATTCTTCACCGTAACCAGTAAGCGGTCTATTGGGTATTTCTGCTTTGATTTTAATTGGTTTACTTGACAAAACCATTGGTGAGACACCAGGGTCAGGATCTACCAAAATAGAATTACGGGGAACCTTGCCTACGTATGTGGCACCGGTATTGATTGGTCCAGTATATTCTCTAGATGCCATGCCTGTCCATGTAGGATTATTATTAAACGTTGGATTCCAACCGTAAGCTATTTTATCTTCTGGAAACCTAGCAGACCCAAGTCTAGGATCAATTTGTTTTAGTCCTTGATTTGGAGAACCGTGAACAACTGTTTTCCCTAATAAATAAGTACTGTTATATGCGGTTCTTAATGCACTAGGTCCAGCAACCGACGCAACGGTTTGTGCCACGTTGCCTGGTGAAATATCAAAGTTTTCGTATGGAGTCTGCATTCCACGTAAATTAAAGTTTCCACCGGCATTTTGGACGGGAGTTTGAGCATTAGATGCAAAACGGTTTTCAGCTCTAAATTCAGCTAAATCACGCGCAGGAACACCTTTGTTTGTGAAAGCTTCCGTACCGCGCCGTTTTTGGTTTTCTGGCCATGTACGTGGGTCTTTAGGATCAAACAAATTACCCATGAGGTTGTAATAATATCACGTAGACCTGCTATGATGTCAAGCAATCACAATTCAACGATCGGCGTTGCCGTGGAGCAAGACCCAGACCTGGAACACAAAAGCATGGAGCGTCCAGGAGGGTATTAGTGGCCGGAAACGGGGACCGACTCCCCATGCAAAACGCTACTGCTGTTAGCCACACAGCTTAAATATGTAATACGTGGAGTGAAACAAACATTAACATGGGTGATCGGCTAAAAGAATCTAGCTACGGGCCACCTGTTACTACTTTAAGTAACAAAACGCTGGGGGGAGGCTAACTGACCCCTGCGGAAAAGCAGCATCCCACGTAAAAAAGACTGCGAATGCAAAGAAAAGCTGGAAAACCGCCAGAATCCTCCCTAGAGGGAGCTTTTTTGTTGCACCAAACGGAAATCGGACCATACATGATACTTGCAGCAGCACATTCTCAGGAGCAAAGCAATCCCAAGTGGGGGAAAAGGCAAAGAAACAAGCGCGAATGTCTACACATCCCCCAAAAAATTCCAAAACGTACGGGCGGGCGTAATCATTTCGCACCCTGGGGCCCCCTGTGGGGTGGTGGGGGGTGGCGGTTGGTGTTGGGTTCCGGTGCCTGGTGTCGGTGGTGGGGTATTGCCTACCCAGCAGACGGGCGACCCGACCGAGTGGGGTACTGGGTGCTTCCGTCATGCAGCTGATCGCGACGTGCCGACCCGACCCGACCCGAACGACCCGACCGAGACCGACCCAGTCGCATGAGTTCGCTCTCTCCGTCCGAGTTGTTGGCGGTCTGATGTCATCGGTTCGTATCTGGAATGTCCGGCGGCCCACGTCGAGGAGTTGCCCAGGCACTTAGGTTGTGGAGTGTGGGTGAGGTGGTGCGTGTCTGTCGCTCTCGCTGGGCGTTTCTAGTAATCACTCGGTCACTGCCATAGTCACCAGACAGCAAGAGACCCCCAGCAAGCGCCGAGGGTCTCCGTATGTCTGCTATGTCCCCGATAGTCGGGGTGTTGTTCTTGGGTGGTCTAGAGCGCCACCCAGTCGCCTTTGGTGTTCTTCTTGGTGAATGTCAATTCATAGTTCGCAAGGTCGCTACCCCGTTCAGTTGCCAACCGATAAATGAGGGCGTCAAGTGTGAAGTCCCATAGGCAGAACAACGCCGAAGGGTTGTCACGGCGTACCCCGTTACATTCAATGAGTGACGGTCTGGGTATTCCGTGAACGGGTGCCGAGTCTTGGTCTAGTTGTCTCATATTTCTACTTTCTTTGAGGTAGTCACTTGACCACGAGCTAGAAGATACCAGAGACAGCGAAAGACCCCCGACATATTCGCCGAGGGTCTTTCTATTTCGTGCAGCTGATCCGGTCGATGAGACCGCCGTCCTATTCGTCAGGCAGAGCCATGAGACCATCTAGCCAATCGTCACACTCTCTCGGACGGTCTGCATATTCGCAGAGCGCCTTTCCGAGAAGGTCTAACTCAATCCACCCCAGACCCTCAGCCTCAGACACGCCCCATACGGACTGCTTGCTTCCGTAGGTCTCCTGTGAATACCCGACAAGGTCAAGGAACAACGGGAACGGACGCCGAGCATCGCCCCAGTCGTAATTGAGAGACCATGACCAGAGGTACGCAATCGCACCAACGTAGGCCGGCGCGGCTTCGGTGTATTCCCAGACATTGCTAGGAGTCATTGCTGGGGTTTCCATCACTTGCCCTCGCTCTCGTCTGAAAGAACATCAAGGAACCGAGCGACACGGTGGGCGAGGTGCTGGGTCTGCGCTTCGGTCATCTCGTCTGCCTTGGTGGTGTAGTCCATCAGCA